AGAAGCAGTATCCGGCGGTGATCATCACGAAGTTAAAAACAACTTCTACCGTCGACACGGAAAGCGCCCTTGTAGTGGACATTACTTTCGAGGAAATCCGATTTGCCCGGACAAAAGAGGTCACGCTGCAGGAAGCTCAGCAAAAGAATCCTCAGCAGACGGCCTCTGTTAATCAGCGCGGCACCTCGCAACCAGTATTAACTACAGCGGGGAATCGGCCATGAGTATTTATCAAATTCCTTTAAGTACCGGGGCCCAGAGCTTTTCCATCCGGCTCGGCGAATATAACTACCGCATGACGCTGATATACAGGGATGCGGATGGTGGCGGCTGGTTTCTGGATATGGTCCGGACAGACGGCTCGGACGCGCTCCAGGGCCTCCCGCTGGTGACAGGTGTCAACCTGCTGGCACAGTTTGGCTATAAGCGAATGGGCGGGGCACTCTGGTGCGAGTTGCCGAAGCAAGCCAAAAACTACGAGCCGACTTACTCAGACATGGGGCAAACGCTGAGTTTATTTTGGAGTGACGAATGAGCCAAACAAATAAAAATCGTCAGTGGCTGAGATATTTTCGCCTCGTTGTGGCGGTCGACAAGGACAATCAGCAGGCGATTGACCTGAGCGAATTTCGATGCAAATTCCGAATCTCGCAGGCCGTTATCGGCAAGCCATGCACTGCGGAGATCACGGTTTACAACGTCTCGCAGGAAACAGTAAACCGCCTCGGCATCGGTACAAATGTCATCGAAAATCAGGGCATGCGCGTCATCATCGAAGCGGGCTATCAGAACCACCACGGCATCATTTTCCAAGGCGATTTGTGGTGGAAATCCGTCGGCCGCGAGAGCGAAACTGAAACCTTCATGCGCCTGGTAGCCGCCACAGGCGACAGGGCCAGGCAGTATGCGGTGGTGAATGCCTCGGTGGCCAAAGGCGCCTCTCAGCGAGAGATCTTTGACAAGGTTGTCGCGGCCATGAAGGAAAAGGGCGTCGACAGTAAGCAGCTCCCAAAGATTCAATTCATGGATTCCAGGCTCCCGCGCGGAAAAGTCATGTTTCGGATGGCTACCGACGCCATGAACGGTATCGCCGACACAAATAATTTTGATTGGGGCTATGGGGTTGACGGCCTTGTCGCCATTCCTAAAACACCGACGTATGACCCTAATGAAAGGGTCATCGTTCTTAATGCCGATACCGGCTTGATCGGGCGCCCCACGCTGGACGAGGACGGCCTTGACGTCCAGGCGCTCCTTAATCCGGACCTGGAAATCGGCGCCAAGATTCAAATCGATAACGCCTCGGTACAGCGAAACAACTACGACACAACCGTGTCGGAGGACGCAGTTACGAAAAATCAGGCGGTAACGGACGCATTTCTATCGGCGGATGGCGTGTATCAGGTGATTTCCCGCGAGCACGTGGGCGATACCCGTGGCGAGGATTGGTACACAAATTTGATCGTCGTGGGTGTTAATTCAGCCAGCAGACCGATTGCTCCATCTGTTTTTACATACACATCGAACTGAGGGCGCTATGGATTCAACCGCAACAATTTTTGACCCGAATCGATTTTCTGAGAAGGCTACAAACAGCAGGCTGACACAGGTATGGACCGCGCTCCCGGGGATCATCCAGAAGTTCGATGCGGGCGCGCTGACCTGCGAAGTTCAGCCCGCGATTAAGGGCCGGGTGACGCAGGAGGATGGCTCGATCCAGCTCGTAAATATGCCGCTTCTTTTAGACTGCCCTGTCGTGTTTCCCCACGGCGGCGGATGCTCCCTCACGTTCCCGATAAAAGCCGGGGACGAGTGCCTGGTCGTATTCGCCTCCCGGGGAATAGATTACTGGTGGCAGCTCGGAGGAATTCAGCCGCCTCCGGAAGCCAGGATGCACGATCTATCGGACGGGTTTGTTATTCCCGGCCCGTGGTCCCAGGCTAGAAAAATCGCTAGTGTGAGCACCGGTGCCGTGCAGTTGCGCAGTGACGACGGCGCGGCCTTCATTGAGCTCAACCCCGGCAGTCATAACGTTAAGTGCAGGACGTCCGGAGATTTTTCCGTGAAGTGTAAAAATTTTACGGTTGAGGCCTCCGCCGGCGCCAGCATTAAAGCCCCGGCGATCCAGCTCGAAGGACCGCTGACCAATGCCGCAGGAGCGGCCGCGCAGATGGCGGGTGGCGTGGAAACAGACGCCGACGTTACTGCCGCGGGCATCAGCCTCAAGTCTCACGTCCATTCCGGCGTTTCTACTGGCTCCAGTAATACGGGAGGGCCTAAATGAGAGTAAGACGAACAACGGCCGACGGCGATATTTGCTTCGGCCACAATGCAAACGATTATTTAGTCAATACGCCCGAAGCTGTGGCCCAAAATGTCCGGACACGCCTCGCACTTTGGCAAGGGCAGTGGTTTATCGACACGGACGAGGGTACGCCCTATCTGCAGCAGATTTTAGGCAAGCAAAGCGCGGCTGATCTCGTAATCAAAAGCCGCATTTTGGAAACCCCGGGCGTTCAGCAAATTGATGAGTTTGAGGCAGTGCTTGACCCGAACACACGGCGCCTGACCATACAAGTCAACCTCACCACGGATTACGGTCCCGCAAGTATTAACGGAGAAATTACATGATTGATGATCCGGTTTTTTCGGTTACTGAGACAGGTATCTCAGCTCCGTCCTATGAAGAAATTTACGAATACCTAAAGGGCCGCATGCGGGCCATTTTTGGCGATGACATCAATCTGGACGCTGACACCCAGGACGGTCAAATGGTCGGCATTGTGGCGGCAGCTATCTCGGATGTGAACGCGCAGGCGATCGCGGTTTATAACGTATACAACCCGACTACGGCCAAGGGCGTAGCCCTGGATTCTGCGGTGAAAGTGAACGGCATCACGCGCCAGGCCGCATCACACTCTCAGGTAGACCTCCGGGTCGTCGGCCAGGCAGGCACCCATATTGTCAACGGCGTGGCCCTGGACGAGGCAGAGAATAAATGGAATCTGCCCGCCGACGTCGTGGTGCCGCCTGCCGGGGAAATCACGGTAACTGCAATTGCTGCAGAAGAAGGTGACATCCGGGCGCCCGCGGGTACTGTCAACCGTATCGGAACGCCGACGCTCGGCTGGCAAACCGTTGAAAATATTCTCGCGGCCGAGCCCGGTGCGCCGGTGCAAACGGACCTCGAGCTTCGGTTGCAGCAGTCAAAATCGACAGCGCTCCCCAGCGTTTCTCTGTGGGAAGGCATTATCGGCAGTCTGCTGACCACCGCCGGCGTGCGACGTGTTAGCGGCATTAAGAATGACGGCGATACTCCGACATCGGAAGGCGTCCCCGGACATTCGATCGCGATGATCGTTGATGGCGGGGAAGTAGCCGATATTGCAAAAACGATTTTTCTAAAAAAGGGCGAAGGCGTCGGAACTTATGGCTCCACGTCATACAACTATCTGGACACTTACGGCTTCCCCAATACGATTAAATTCTCACGGCCTACGGTTGTGCCGGCCTATTGCAAGCTCACGATCGCACCCGCCGCGGATTATCTTTCCAGCGCCGAGGACGAGATCAAGGCCCGGATCGTTGCGTACATCAATTCTTTGGACATCGGAGAATCGGTAAACATTGCCCGGGTACTTGCCAGCGCTGTAAAAACAGATGCCGGGGTAGTGGACGAGCGCTTTAGCGTTGAGGCCATTACGCTCGGCCGCTCGGCTACAGGGCAGACTGCAGCTAGCCTCGTAATTGCATGGAATGAGGCAGTTTCATGTGCTCCTGAAAATGTGACGGTGGAGGTGCAGACATGAGCGATGCAAATCGTTATACCGAGTTGATTGCCGGAGCGCATTTTGATAAGCCAAAGTACCAGCAATTTATTTATGAGCTGACCGAACCGCTAAACGAAGCAAGAAAACGTTTGGCGGTTTTTTATAAGCATTTTGACGTTGACACTGCTGTAGGTGTCCAGCTGGACGCGGTCGGCGTGCGTGTCGGAATCTCCAGGCGCCTGCCTATGAAGTTGGTCGGCGTCTATTTTGCCCTAGACGATGTCGATGGCGTCGGCTTCGACAAAGGTGTGTGGAAAGGGCAGTTTGATCCCTCGGACGGCATGGTGACGCTTGACGACGAAACTTATCGCGCAGTGATTAAAACGAAAATCCTCGCGAATAAATTCGACGGCAAAAACGAATCGGTCCCCGAG